CTCCATCCCTTAACAAGCGTGGCAACCTCAGAGGCGTTAGTTCCGTCATACCCACCTGACCCAGCATCTGACGCGCCGTAGTCACCTATCACCGCGAAGGTATAGGCAGTAACAGCAGCCTCCGCCACATCCACAGCGGTGGTGGCCGTCTTGATCTCATTGTATCTCTTGTTCCTGCGTGCAGCCAGAACGTCATAGGATTCAGGGCAGAAGAATGTCGTCTTTAACTCTGTCTGCTTCTTGCACTCATGGATCAGGTCGCCCATAGCCATGTCAAAGTCCACGCTCATGTACCTGTACCGCTCGTAGTCGTTATCAAAGTCCCGCGCAAACTCACGCTGGACAAACAGCCTGACTGCTCGCTTGAAATCTACGTCTTCTATTACGCCGTCATCTGCACCGAAGCGGGTCTTCACCCCGTTCCACTCAACCACCACCACTTCATTAGAGTTTATCCAAGGGGAAATATAAAGCCTGTCCCTGTCTATAGCCCACTGGCCAATAACCGCCCTGCCGTACTTGATTGCTCGCTTCTCGCCAGTGGAGGTTACCCTGTAGTCGGAGTCTTCCTCTGGGTATTTGAATCCCATAGGAAGGGGGTCTTCTGTCTGGATGTTTCTGGGCGGGTAAACCAAGGACAACAGCTTGAGGCTGTTGCACTCCAGTTCTTCCTTGGTTACCTGAGTGAATACGGCGGGGTAGACCTCCTCCCCCGGCGTGTCTAGTATTGTATATACCTTGTTAATACGCCCCTTGGGCGCATCAATGACTGTCTTGCCGCCTTGGAAATAGGTGGAACATTGGGCGTATCTGTTGATGTTCCGCGACTGAAGGCATGGAATGTACCGCTGGAGATGAGTTACCGCTGCCTCAAAGTTCTTTCCTATGGGCGCAGTGAGGCTCTCTGGAACCCCTTCAGGCCAGATGTCGCCCCTTAACTCGGTTACCAGATCGGCAAATTTCATGCTTAGTCTTCAGTTTTACCAGCCTCTTCCTTGCGTTTCCCAACCTTGGGCTTGCTGTCTTCCGGTAGCGGTTCCGCTACGGACTGGACATCTATCGCAGCCTGAGCAGGCTCCTTACCCGCCGCAGCAGCCTTTGCCACGGTCTTTGACCCTCGCTTGGATGATCCGGTGGCCGGGTTGATCTCTTCTCGCCATTGAGGTTGCGATGGCGTGGACTGTGACGTTTTTTTTAGAGCGTCGTAGTCCGCCTTGGAACCCTCAGAAATCCCGTGCATCCCGTCCTTAGCCTCAACCAGCTTATTGGTCTCCTCGTCCACAATGGCATACCCAATAGGGAATCCATTGGGGCTTCCGAGGTCTTCAGTCTGGAGGTAAACCTTTGTGCCATCTTCCTCAACCTTCAGGACAATGCGGTTTTTTGGCATCTCCTGCTTCCAGTAGTATTTCTTAGAACTAGCCATACCCAAGGGAGTATATAAAAATAGGGGCGGTCTTGACAACCGCCCCTATGGGAAACTCTGTGCCTAACTACTACTGGGCAATAGTGTCGTCAGCAAAGTTCTCAATTATTAGGTTGTCCGTAGGACACTCCACAATCGCCGTCCAAGTCAGAGAGTTCAGCGTGGTCTCCTTGGTCGGATTGGCCATCACACAGGCGTATGACTGGTCAACCTTGGCCAAATCATTCAAATCACCTGTCTTGTGAACCACACGGTTTGACCCAATGACTCCGGGGTAGATGCCGCCACCCAAGTCCAGAACCATGAGGAACCTGCCCTGAGAGCCGTCAGTTATGTGACCTGCGGTGGACTGGTCGCCAGCCTTGTGGGCCGTCACCATGTCATCAAAGAACTCATTGGTGATCACGTTCAACGTCACACCTGCGGGGTAATGCAGCTTGTAACTGTTGGCGTAGAAACCCATGTTAGAGATGTTCTTGTTAGTAATGTCGTAATTGACATTCAGCGTGGAACTGCTCTCGTTCTTGTAGTAGAGCATCATCGCATTGAAGATGTTCTTCGCAGTCTTGGAGTCCGTGAACACATCAACAGAATCGGCTGGCTTGCCTTGATCCTTCCGCGAGCGGACGAGATCAAAGATGTCACCCTCAAGGAAATCAGAGAGGGTGAGTGCAACACCGGCTTTGTCGGTGACACGACCACAGTCAGCCAACTGACGGTAGATACCAAGAGCGTTAGCCCGGTAACCAATCGCAGCGCCTTCAATATCAGACCCCGCAGCAAACACTGTGCTGTCCACTGAGTTAATGACATCTAGCTCCTTGTATGTTGCAAGCTTCTGCTTGTCGTCAATTGGCCCACCCCAGAAGAAGGAATTAACCCACTCTTTCTGGAACATAAGCCCCAACTGGGCATTACGCTCGGCCAAGGACACATCCCCAAACTTGTTGAAGAATGCGTTAGTCCTAAGCATACGCTCCAACCATTCCTTATAGAACGCGGAAACACAAAGACTGTGCCTTGAGGTCTGATACCAGAAAGGAACGTGCTTCAGTGTGTTGAGGGCAGGGCGATTCTCACACCATGACTCAAAATCATTGACGTTGTTCGCGCCAATGACTGCAACGCCTGCGCCACCTGTGCCAGAAGCGCCAATCTTAGAAGCTGCTGAAGCATTGGCGAAAGCAAACGTGCCTCCCAAATCCGCTCCTGCACCCCAACCGCTCTGGAACTTCAGACCAACGTCAACATAGTCAACCGAAGAGACGGTTACGCTCACGGCGCTAACAACCTTAAATGCAACGCGATATGCTGCGCCAGCAGCAGCGGCTTTTGCAAATAAATTAACAGTCACCCCAGTCTTGAAGTAACCTATATCTGCCGGATTATTCCCAGATGGCCTAACGCGCAGAACCCATTGTCCACCAGCAGCAGAGGCAGTCCCTGACAACGCAGGGTCATGTGTTACAGCCCCACCGGGAGCAAGTGTTGGTGCGCTAGTGGTTGCCGATGTCTCATACTTGTAGTCATGGTCAAGCAACTTGTCCACCAACCAGTAGTCATCCTTGATAGTGTCCTTCTGAGCGGCCAAGATGAACGGCTCAATCTCACTGGCTCCGCCAGCAACACTGCGCTTGGTTACACCCTTGCCCATAGATTTGGCACTAGACATCAGCCAGTCATACATACCGTACTGACGGCCACCGCAAGCCTTGAGTTCCATCTGGGTTACCAGAAGGCTCTCCATGTCGCGGTATCTATCAAACGTACCCATGTTGTTGGTTGAGTCCGTCTTGGTGAAGATTGCGTCTAGGTCTCCCGATTCCGCGAGGCCCACATCAGCCCGCGTCATAGTGCCGCAGGTGTCGTAATTGTTCCAAATGGCCGTGTTAGGCGTGCCGTCTGTTGTGAATTGAGTATCGCGCATGACGGTTGTACCGCCTGCGCCCGGAATTGTAGCTCCTGCTGACATAATATTTTTCTCCTAGTTAAGTGCGGGTATCCGCAAGTGCGAGATATTATATCATCCCCATAGACGCTGCTTTAAAGAACTGCTCTCTCCTATGTCAACAGTAGCAGCCGGATTATTACCTGTGGCATTAACTGCCTCACCCGCTGTTGACGGAGGGTTAGATTTAGCCCGTCTTTGCTGGGGATTCTTGGTGTCCTTAGTTTCCTTCGGGGCAGTTTTTTGCCCCGTCTTGTGTTTGAGGTACTTGTCAAAGACTTCACGCTGCTTATCAATGCGCTCTTTTGCTTGGTTCCCAACATCCGAAATGTACATGGCTTTGATGTGGGATGGCTCAAGATGCCAATGGTTTGCGCGTTGGGTGTCGCTCATCTTTGACCACTGCTTTGTTGTCGCAAACCTGCGCCCTTCGTGCATCTGCTCACTAACCGGAAGCCGCGAGATGTCCCCCTCCTTCTTAACCGCAAAGTCCACTAGCATTTTGTGGGTGTTATTGCTGGTGTTCAGCCTGAATTTCTTTGTGGGATGAGTCAGCTTCTCCAACTCATAGAGCGCCTTCTCGTTCTGGGCCAGCACCTCGTTCAAGATGTCATGGGCCACCGGGTCGGCGTCCTTCAGGGCTTCACTGCCGCCATCCTGAACCACCTTCAAGTAGGACTCGTCAGCTATCTTGACCACCTCGGCAATACTCGCGTTGGACGCTGTCTGAAGCTCCTCCTTCATGTTCCCCTCCTCAACGGAAGAGCGGAGTTCATCTATCTCACTCCTGTAAGAACGCTCCTGTTCAGCCATCAGGCTCCGGGCCTTGACAGTAATCCTAGCATCCGTGAAGTCATCTAGGTCATAAGACGGCTGGTTGGTTGTGATAAAATCCTCATGCTCAAGGTCGTCTAGGCTGAACTTTGAAGACGGGTTCTCCTTCTGCCAGCTATCCTTATACTGTGACAGTTTAGTGAGGTATTCCGTGTACCTGCCTTTAATCCCGCTGTACTTCGGGTTGGCCTCCATCTCTGAAAACACATCCAAGTCCGACTTATTCTTAACCTCAATTGGAGACGGAGCCACTGGATCGTCCCTGTCAAGCTCTGGGATATCCTCGGATATCCGGGCCTGCTGGGACACAGATTGGGCAGTCTCCCTAATGATTTCCTTGATCTCTTCGGCATCAATACCCTCTTTTTTCCTGCGTTTCTTGGGGGTTTTGGCCGCCTCTTCCTCTTTTTCTTCAGGTTCCTTCGGCTCGTCAGCGGCCTCTGGCTCCTCTTTTTCTTCAGGTTCCGGTTGCTCTGGCTCCTCTTCCGTGGCTGGCTCTGGTTCAGGCGCTGGCTTTTCTTTCACCTTATCGGGGTTGCTGTACCCAAGCCTGTCCATAAGGTTATCAACAGCGTCAGCCACCTCCTCTTTCGGCTCCTCGGCTGGCGACCCCTCCTCCGTCTCTTTAGGGGATTCGTCAACTACCTCTGGTTCTGCCTCCGGCTCTGGTTCTGGTGTGCGCTCAAAGGCACGCCTAACCCCTGAAGGTTTTTCAGACTTAGAAAGCTCGCCTTCGTTACCAACCGATTGTTCGGTTTCTCCCGCCGAAACAATCTTCATGCTTGGAAGAACCGTTGAGTTCATATGCTGCTCTACTCTTTCTGCTGTGTCGCTCATAAGATTATTGTTCTATTGATATCTTGGTTATGGGTAGTTCCATGTTACCCGTCGCAATTGCGTTCAATGTAGTTAAAAAGATTAACAGTTGACTAGCCTTTTCGGCCTCAACCATTGCGTCTGCCTGCTTGCGCGGGTCTGTTACGGCCTCAATCAACAGCCTAGATGCCGCCTCTTGGTGGAAGGCGATCATCCCCTTTATCTGTTTTTTTAACTTACCGCACTGGCCCTGCTGGAGCCAGTTCTGGATTTGCAGCATTTGCTGGGCCTCCAGTGGGGACTGCGTTATTTGTATCATACTGTTGAGGTTGCGGTGGTTGCGGGCCTCCCTTAATAACATCAACAATCTGCTGTATCATGCTGCTGTTCTGCTGGGTGTTCTCCGCTAGTGGCTTGATAGCCTCACCAACCTCATTAATAATTGAGTTCCTTATTTCCTCAGCAACCGCTGCCATTTGTTCTGCTTGGGCATCTGGCTGTCCTCCTTCTCCCTCTGCCGCTTCTAGCTTCTGTAACTTAAAGTCTTTCGGAAGTCCGAGCATTGTCCCTATCTGGTTTACCACATCCAGAACCTGATCCACGCCTATTGATTGACGTATCTCTTGGTCATTGGCAACCATTTGGTATAGCTGGGTCAGTGCAGCCGCCATTGCGTTATCAGATACACGATCCAAAGTATCCCGGTAAGCCCCGATAACTTCAAGATCAAGAGCAGTCTTCTGTCCTCGTACTCCAACAAGGCCAGAGCTATCCATGTCTTCCTCCTCCACCGTGAAACCGAGGTCGTTAATTTGCTCTGGCGTATAGCCTGAATTAATCTCAGCATAAACTTCATCCTCGCCATATGCCATCAGCCCCTTGTATAGCTGTTCCTTCCAAGCCAACATGGCATCATCAACCGCTGTAGCAGTAAACGCCAGCCTAGTGGTGGTTGTGGTAGCAACGGTACGCACCTCCTCTGCTGTTTGTTCGTGGCTTGCAACCTGCGCCACCTCCTGCGCGGAGATAACAAGGAGCCGCTCCAGCATATCTACAACCTGACGCATTGCCCCAACAATCCCGTTGGTGTCCAGCGCAGTAAAGCGGACTGAGTTGAACGCTTCCCTTACGTCATTCTGGGCAAACTTGTTCTGCCTAGACGAGAACGGCATGAAGTTCAGACTGCGGAACAGCTTCTCTCCCCAGTTCTGTAGCTTGTCTATCATGTCCTTCGGCACTTGATCAGTATCCACAAAGGTCATGTTGGCTAGGTTCTGTTTAACGCTCAACAGGTACTGGCTGAGAAGGTTTCCTATCTGGTCTTGGAACGGGACGATCTCAAGGCTCAGTGACGAGTTAATGCTTTTGCCTTCATGCGGGTCATAAGCGTAGTAGACCACTGGACAATAAGGGATAGGGGCAGCATAAAGAACAGTATCATCATTAGCCAAACAAAAACGAAACCATACAGGATGATCATAATCACCAAGGCCATGCTCACTCGGAATAAGTTTCTCATAGTATTCTGTAACCAGAACAGCCTTATCATCATCCGTTGCCTTATAAAAGGCATCCAGTTCAGATTCTCTGTCTGTAATCCCAAAAGACCCACGGCTTCTTGGGAACTCCAGCGTGCATGGAGACACCAACTCAAGGTAGGTCTTGGCCCTGCTTAACAAGTCGCTGGTTCTTCCATAAACAATCTGATCCTTGTTCCAGAACATCTTGTTGGAGCGGATGTCGCCATAGCGCATGATCCTCCAGTAGCCTGCGTATGCACAACCGGAGTCGGAATTAAACGTAGTCGGCCTGTGCGCTTGGTCTAAGAAAACTCTGCTTGGGTGGGGAAGGTTGTATCGGATTCCCTCCTTAACGTACTTCTCCTCCTCTTCTCCCGCCTCATCCAACACCACCTGCTTCTCGGTGTGCCACTCCTCTTGAGGGAATTGGGCTGCCCAACCGTAGTGGAGCATTTGGAATATGGACTGCTTTAGTAGCTCACTGTATCCATACTGGTTTGAAATAACCTGCACCCGGTCTGTTAATATTTCTGAGCGCAGCTTGTTGGTGCTGGTATTCTTCCCCATCTCAAACTTAAAGAGGGGGTACTGCCGCCTGTCATTGTAAATTCTAGCCCAGCGGATTGTTACATAGGAACGGACAAGGGGGACAAAAATGTTAAAGAACACAGGCAGGTTAAGCTTCTTCCTCTGCCCCTTGGTGTCATTCACTGTTTCCAGCATCCCGGTAAGACCCCAGTCCTTAGCTGCATTCAGTACAGACTCCTCACTTAGCGCACTGTCAGAGATTGAGTGGGCAAGTGTGCTGCTTATCTGTTGAAGTGGCGTGTCCCAAGCCAAGTCCAAGGCATGGTAAATCTTATGGTTCTTTATGCACCCGCTTAGGCCGTCATCAATGCGGTGCTTCATCCTGTCCAGCAAGGCTTTCCCCTTGTCGGAAATGCTGGCGTCATCCCCAGAGAATACTTTTTCGGCAGCTTCTGCCGTAACGCCGCGCTTGTTAAGTACGTTTAAATCAACCATTATATTATTTTAGGTGAATTGCAGGCCACCTTGTTTTTGTAGAACTGTTGCATTATTTCATTTCTCTTCTTCTTGCCCACGGGCCGCCACAACTTAACATAGCCAGCCATTCCGGCAGCCTTAACCTTCCCTTCAAAATAGACGACACTACGGTAGCCCCGCCCTCTCTTAGGGTTAAGGTCATTCAGGTGTATCTCGGCATCAACTGTTCCATCATTCTTGTAGTTAACTGAAATCTCCTTCTTACGCCTGTTTGGCATCTCCTTTTTTGATTATAATGGCAACCGCCTTGGGGGCTTCACCATCTTCATATTCATCTTCATACTCGTCATCGCCATACTTCTGAACTGATTCGGGGTCTACGTCAGCCACAAGCTCCTCAGCGTTTTCCGACACCACTATATCCATAGTAACGGTATGGGTTTCCCCCGGCTCACAGGCCGCAAACGCCTCCTGCATGGCTGGGTCTGTCAGGTCTATTCTCAGTTCATTTGCCATAATCTCCGCAAATCATTAAGATAGCACACATATGCCGCTGGACGCTAGTGGCTGCTGGTATCCCAGTATATCTAAAAAGCAGCTAGAAATATTTAACTGTACCAAAAGATACCTCTTGGTTAGTGGGCCAAGGTATTCATCCAAAACCATTGGTGTCCTGCACCGCCTAGTCAGGCACTGCTGGGAGACCAAGAGTGGCAGGGTGGGGATTTTCTGCAAGACCATACGGAATGCTAAGTCCGGGGTTTGGTCTGATCTGGTTGACCTGATTGTCCCTGAGTGGGAGGAGAATCTTTCCGGGTTCAGGGTAACTGTGGCCCCCAAAGTAGATGGAGTCACCAAGATGCACTACATGAGAGTGGCCAATATGTACGGGAATGAGACAGAAATACAGCTACACTCACTGGACGTAGACCATGACATAGAGGAGAAAATCAAGGGAACCAGATTCTCCCTGATCTTCTTCAGTGAGCTTTCAAACTTCAAGGACTCCTGTGTTTTCTCAATATCCAAGGGCCAGTTACGCCTGCCGGGTCTGGCTTACACCGCTCACCAGTGGATAGGGGATACTAACCCTGCGGAAGAGGGAACCAATAGCTGGATTTACAAGCTTTGGTATGAAGAGCCAAACAAGGAAGACCACCCTGACCCTGAGTACGCCGACCAGTTTAAGATCATTGAGGCCATGATTGATGACAACCCGTACCTGTCCGAGTACGACAAGAAGGACTTGATAGCCACTTTCAGGGGAGACCCTGAGATGTTTGACAGGTATGTGCTTGGGAAATGGACGGCTTCCTCAACAAACTCTCACTTTGGAAAGGTATTCAAATACGACACCCATGTGGTTGGAGACGCCAATAGCCCAATTGAATCAGAGTGGGATGTGATCCTGCCAACCGACAACTGTACCGAGCTTATAGGTGGTTGGGATTTAGGGGACAGGAACCACGCATTCCACATCATGGAAAAAGTGAACACCCTAAACGGGGCCAGATGGACTGTCCTTGATGAGCTAGTCGTCCTTCAACAGGACGTATCACTGGAAGATTTCACCGGGGAGGCGCTGGAGAAAATAGAGAAACTGGAGGCCCACATAGGGAAAGCGGTTAGGTGGACTCACTGGTCTGACACATCCTCAATGGTTAGATACAGGGCTTCAGCCAATACGTATGACCACAGGGTGGTTGCTGCCGCCAGCGGAGGGCGCATTAACTTAATAGGCGCACCTAAGTTTTCCGGGTCTGTCAGGCAGAGGGTTAAGCTACTAAAGGACTTGCTTATGCAGAACAGGCTGCACATATCGGCCAACTGTTTCCAAGCAATTGACGTTTTCAGGTTCCTGAGGAAGGGGAAAAGCGTGGGCCAAT